CTTTCTTCTTAGGCGGTTTACCATCCTGTTTAACAGGCTTCTTATTAGGGGTAACTTTTGAACTAGGTTTACCATCCTGTTTAACCTTCTTCTTCTTCTTAATAGGATCAGATGCAACAGGTGCTTGCCTGTTTAATTTTCTAGCAGATTCTATTAGGGTGTCTGGCTCAACACGTTTTTTAGTTCTTGCATTTACACGGCGATTTTTCATTGATGCTATTGATTGTTTAAGTGTTGCCATTGGTTTTTTAGGCAGTGGTTTTTTAACCTTGGGCTTTGTAGCTCTTTTATACGGGCTTACCATATTCGTGCTTCCTAATTAATATTGTACTTGTCTTTCTCATCATCAGAGAAGACAGGTAGTTGAGATGCGAGTGAACCCAATGGATTGCTTGGTGTTGCTATAGCCTCAATGCCATTATCTTTAAGCATCTGACGTGCAACATTGAGTTCACTTGCGGAAGCCTCACCAGACTTTACACGGTCTAGGAGTGCTTCAATTGTTTTATCGAAGAGGGATTCTAATAGGTCATTTCTAGCTGACACTTGTTATTTCCTTATGGACTTTGCGATACCACCAACGAGTGATGGGACTGCATTTTTTAGCGCAGAGATTCCCCAGATTCCTCCGGTCATACCCATGTAGGTCTGCTTGTACCACTCAGGTAAATGTAGGTCTAAAATCTTGAAGTATTCAGTAGCGCCAATAGGATCAAAGTAGACCCAAATAAAAGGCCATGTGAACATGCAGAATGATATACGCCGCATCCACTTATCTTTATCCATGAGTGTAGCCATTTCCCACTCATGATTATTGGAAGTCTTATCAGACAGAAGACGGGCTGTATTCTCAGCTTTCGCTGCACCAATCTTCTGTCTATTGATAAAGAAATCCTTGACCCCTCCTAAGAGAAGACCAGCGATTGATAACATTTATCTTTCCTTTAAATTAACGTGAGTCAGAGATGACTATCCTAAGCCCAACTTATTAGCTAAGTTTGTAGTCAAAGCTCCGACGATCCCACCCGTACCACCTATCGCAGCAATACCTATTAGCATACGTTGCTTGAACTTCTTTAGGTCTCCGATTGCTGAAGAGTGGGACTTAACGTCCTTCTCTATCTCAGATATTTTGATGTCATCTTTTGTGATGTTTGTTTGAATCACAACAGTTAAATCAGCCACCATCTGTTTGATCTCACCAACTTGTTCAAACAGTGCTGCACGTTGATTTTTGCTCGACGTTGATTCGGCTTTAAGTTCACCGATGCTTTGAGAAACCTGATCTATACTACTCACGACCACGCCAACCAAGCGCCATGCAAGCGCTGCTCTTTTGCATTGGCTGTTACAATTTTGTATTTCATCGAAGTGCCTGATGGTTGACCACTGATGTCAACAGCATTCATCGTTAAGATGTTAGTTGTGCTATCAAACGATCCAGCGTCTACGAGCGTTCCTTGAGACCATGTTGTTCCAGCGTCCCGGCTGATGTATCCTAAAATATCAGTGTTGAGCGTAACGGCATCTACAGGTTGATGCAGGAATACTGCGCTTGATTCTGTTGGTGCGGTTTCTGCTGTGAAGGTATCAGACACAAGTGTCATCGAAGCGGGAGTAGTGACCGCTTCATAACCGTACAACTCATACACAGTAGCTAAAGAGCGGCTAGACGAAGTTCCAGTTTGCGTAATGTTAAAGCGATAATAACGATAAGCAGTTGTGTTTGTAAAATCGAAAGTAGCTGACGTTAATGCTGTTCCAGAGCCAAACTCAGTAGTGCCTTGCCCGTTTGCCATTGTGTAAAGAGTTGTAAAGTTGGAGCCATCATTCGATCCTAAGAAAGTAAACCCATCAATACATTGCCCGTCCCCACCACCTGTCGCATGAGGAATAATCTTGACTAATGTTTTTTCGTTACCCGCACCCAAGTCAATTTGCACCCATCCTGTGTTGTTGCTAGATGCAGCCCATCGTTTTGTTAGATCGTCATCAAATGCGAATTCTGAAGTGTATCCTGAAGCATAAATTGAGCTATGACTGTAGCTTGCTCCAACGACATTGGTGATGACTGACAAGCTACCGCCGGGTGGGTTGTGATAATAGTCACCAGTAGCTTCGTAAGTAGTGTTGACTGAGACTAAACCAGAACCTGCTTCAAGAATTTCAATTTCTTGTATACTTGGGCCGCCAGAAGCCGGGACTATATAAAAAAAGAAATAACGATAAGCAGTTGTATTTGAAAATGTAAACGTTTTGATTTCGTTTGCAGACCAACTTAGCCCACTCAAAGTTTTTAGCGTAGTCCAAGTGCTTCCATCGTTACTAGCTTGAATAGTCCCGCTGGCTGGAGCGCCCGTTGGGGATGATGACGCTTGAATCGTTACTGCTATAGGCGTCTTGGTCACTCCAGAGCCAAAATCGTATTTTAACCATCCTGACCCTGCTGACGAAGCTATCCAAAGATCACCCGTAGTATTGTTAAAAGCTTTCCACGCTTGTTGTGCGGTTGTATTCTCCGAACTCGCCGAAGCTGTACCACTTGGCGCAGAATTAGATGTCATAGCAGGAATCACATCTGCGCCATATATTATTAGCGGTGCAACACCTGTTTCATCAGCAAACTCATCGGCAATCCCATCTACTGCACGAATGTATGCCGAGTTATTGTTGATAACTGACCTTAAATTCTGCACAGCAAGTTGTGTCTCTACACCCGATAAATCTGGGACAGGGACTGCCGCCGTCATTGCTGATTGTACTATTGTGGTCATAGCTTGGCCCTTTCTATGGCTATTAGTGCTTCTTGTGCATTTATCCAAGTTGGATCAGCAAAGGCATCTCGTATGCGTCTTGGGGTGATGGCTGCTTCTAATGTGGTTATCGCATTTTGGGCAGCTTGTTTAACAAGTACAGAGGCTTCATTATAATCTGCAAAGGATTGCTCTAATGCTTCTTGTGTAACATCAGGAACAATAAGATTATATCCATCATAAGTTGGGACTTCGTTAGAGCCAGC